CCGATACCGTGCCGCTAGGAGTGACTGCTACGGACGAGTAGACGATGACGCCGCCTGCACCCCCTCCGCCGCCCTGACGAGAGCCGCCGCCTCCGCCGCCAGCAACCACGAGCACGTCAACCGATGAAACGGAGGCTGGGACATTGAATGTCCCTGAGGCCGTGAAAACCTGATAGGTCTGCCCACCAGCACCAAGGAGCAATCCAGCATGGGCAAGAAGCCCGCTCATGCAAAGGCCTTAGCGAGCGTGGCGTTCCAGTTGGTGCCGTTGTTCAAGGTGGTGATGGATAGGAGGTCAACTGCGCCAGAGCCGGTAGAAACAGCCCCGGCAACGCCGCCAGCCCATCGGAACGAGGCGGGCCAAGCCACCGTTCGGGGCGTCGTGTCTTGGGTGAAGCGAATCATCTTGCTCGCACCCTTTCCAGCGCCAGGAAGGTTCGTAAACAGGATGCTGGTGATGTTCGCTGTCAGGGCAATCGTAAAGTAGTCGCCTAGTGACAGGTCTATTGTCGCGACGCCAGCGGCCGGGGTGACGACGTTCACGGCATCTTTGACGGAGACGGTAGGCGCTCCAGCTGTGCCGCCAACAACAATTCCCGTTCCTGCGGTCACGGATGCAACGCCGCCTGCCGCGCCGACCTCAGCAACCGTTGTATCCATCGTCACGCCGCCCACGACAACGGAGAGGGTTGCGGTTCCGGGAAGTGGCGGAGTTACGTCATCGTATCCAACGCCAAACTGCTTGGTAGGCATTACGGCGTCTCCGTAAATTCAGCTTCGACAGCGGAGGAAGCGGTAGATAGCGCAGTTGTCACGGCAATCTGCCCGTCCGTGGATTTGACCACATTCAGCAAGTATGCCCTGACCTTGGCCACTAGCATTTGTGCTTTGACAGTGCCGGATGCCGCATTGTACGCGACATAATCACCGTCCTGGCGAGACAGGGCCGCTCCTAATCGGTTGATTTGAGAGGCAGTGGCCGCCTTATTCAGAAGGGCGTCGGCGATGGCTTGCGCGCGTTGTTCTGGAGTTGCCATATCAAATCACCATATAGGTATAGGTATACAGGCACGCAATACTGGTCGTGCCGTTTGAGTAGAACTGGAATATAGCCCTGTCGTTGGTGAAGTCAGCGGACAGTAGTGCGGTGGTAATAGGGACTTGGAGCGTGCCGCCGGCCCCGCCTAGATTGGTGGCTGCCGTGAAATTGGATGCGACAGGCAGGCTCAGGTCTACGCGCGTTAACGTGCTTGCGCCGACGGTCGGGTCAATGTCCACGCGACCGCTCACGGTGACTGTATTTCCAACGCGCATCCATTGCGCCGGTGATGCAATTGAGCTGTCTACGTTCGTAACGTTGGTCAGTGTCGGGGTATAGGTGCCGCTAGCGAGCGTCCCGACGCCAGTCAGATTGGTGTGCTGCGCGGCCGTCAGGTGGTAGAACTCATTCGACGTTCCGCCCTGTAGGCCGGACAACTGGTTATGGTTATTGATGGACGTTGTGCCGAGCACGTCTGTAAATGCGGACTGGATAGAGACCGGAGTGTCTACCCCCTTCTCGAAGATGTATCGCCCAATGAGCAGCGCTTGGTTGTAGAAATTCTGAGTTAGATAGGGAGGCGGACCTTCGTTAGCCGCTGCGCCAACGGTGTTGTGCTCGGCGATGCCATAGGCAAACCCGTACTTCGTCCCATCGAAGGACATAAAGAACCAGAGGTTCGCGAATTTGTTATTGCTCATGGCGACGAGCGAACCCGTTCCCATGTTGTTAAAATTGAGATTATCCCACTGCGAAACGCCACCCGAGATGGTGAGGTTGACGCCGTTGTAATACGCCGAGAACATCGAATCAGTCGTCGAGTTCTTGGCGGCCACGTTAAAATCAGAGACGCGCGACCACAAGCGTCCCGCCGTCACCGTTGTGCGGCGAGTTGCTGAGTTGCCCAGGATGAGACCACCGACACTAGCATCTCGAAGCACCGGCCCAAGCGCGTCCGCTCGCTGAATCAGATTTGTGATGACGTCGCCTACCCGATAGGGGTTGGCCGTTGTGTTAAGCGCCCCATCCAATCGGAACGCCGAGCCAATGGGAATTTGAGTGTCACGGTCCCAGGTATCAGTTAGGGACTGAACGACAATCGGGTTCCCGCTGTTGTAATCGAGCGCGTAGAAGTGGGTGGTTTGAACGTCAGGGACGTTAAAGTCAGCCTGCGAGAAATTGCAGAACCGAAGCTCGCTCACGTTATCGTCTAATACTCGAAGAATTGCAGTACCGGCACTGACCCGAGCGGTCACCCCGTCCACAGCAGACACTACGCCGCCCGTGATGATTCCGGGAGAAAGCATTACGTTGAACGCTTCTTGCAGCGTGGAATACGTGGAATAAGGAAGCCGCGCCATCCGAACTTCGGACGAAGCAACTAGCGGGTCGGAGACAAGGAGATTCCCGTTCTCGTCACTGAGATAGTTTCCGTTCTCATCGACCAAATAAGTCGCGTGCGGGCTGGGGATTTTGTTCGGGGTCAGCAGTTGCCAGCCCTTTATCCCGTCCTCATCCGTGGAGTAGAACGAAACCGGGAGCGGAAGCGCCTCGTCTCCATCCAGGTTAAACGTGAGCGCATGCCCGGCAAAGGTGCCGGAAATTTTGACCGACTCAGCGCCGATGAAGAGAGTTCCGAGGATGGCTTCAATCTGCGCCTTTAGTTCAGCGATTTCACTGGCCGAACCGCCATTTGCCTCTATGTCAGCAAGCCTCTTTAGCAGGCTGCGGAAGAATTTAAAGAACTCAGTAGGCAGCGCGCGGCGCTCAGCATCCACCCAGCGCTCTACGCCTGGCAGGATGGGTGAATCAGCCATCAATCACACCCTTTGCGCCAAACTGGAAGCCCTGGGGAGCAGAGAAGTTTGGCGAGCCTGTGTTGCCTTCGGTCACGTCGAAGGTCACCGTAAAGCCGGTGGAGGTTGCTCCGCCTTCAATCTTCCACGTCACAAATCCACCCGCCTGGGAGTTTGTTGGCGTGATTGAAACCATCGGAACCGTGCCGCTCTTGAACGGGGTCGTGAATGTCACCGCCAAGCTAGTCTGTTGGCCGCCCGATGCAGGCGCAGAGCCGGTACCCCAAAGCTCCTGAAACTTCAGAGCATCGCCACCTCCGGCGACAAACGAAGTCGTGGCTACCGTAATATCCGGCTCGGGAATCTCTGGCTGCGCTTGCAGGATATAGCCGTCCCCATCGGAGTTGACGACTACCATATCGCCCGGCGAGCCCGTGGGGTCAGGAAGATTGAAGATGGGGCCAGACCACAGGATATTCGTTCCATCCGTGGTGATGTACTCGCCGGAGTGGCCAGTCGGGCTCGGGATAGCCAGTCCTGGCGCAATCTCCGGCCGGATGTCGGTCGGGTTGACGATGGAACTGTCATCAGCCGCATCCAGCTTGTAGGTGTAGTCGCCATCGAGCCATACCGGGTCCGGGAAACGACCGTTCGAGTCCAGAATGACCGGATTAGGATTTGGCGTCGTGAGGGCGTAATCCTGATACGTGTTCTTCGGGGTTGTCGTATTCAGGATGTAGAAGTAGGCCTTGCCGCCCGGAGCTGGGGTCAGGCCGAGCAGCGTATCGAGGACGGGCGCTGGGTCGCGGAAACGGTAGGCAGCCATTTATTCTTCACTCCGTGGGCGAGATGCTGACATTTGAATCATGGCCTTGGTAAGAACTTGCCTATCCCTTGGAGCCATTGAAGAAAGAACGCGACGAGCCTCAGCGGGGTCGGCGATGAGGCGTGCAATCGCGGCATCAATGCGGGGTTGGTTGAGTTCGCGCAAGCGCTCAACGAAGCGGCCAACGACCGGGATGGCCTCAATGGACGACCGGCCAAGCCGTTGAGCTAGTGCTTGTCGCTCTGCGGTCATGGAATTACCACCGCTGCCTGCGGTTGCGCGGAAGTTCTGGCGCTCCAAATCATCCTGAATGGCTCGGATAGCATTGATGTCGTCAGGCGTAAGAATGTCGGCCGCCACGGCATTATCGAATCCGGTAGCGCGCTGAGCTAGTTCGTCAAGATTGAGTGACTGGCGAGAGAAGCTGGCCGGCAACAAAGGACGAACACCCGTTGTCGGGTCAGGCACCGCCGCTGCCCCTCGCTGCATCAGCTCACGCCCGACCTCCATTCGATTAATAGGCCGGCTCATGTTCTGGAACGTGGCTCGGTAATTCTCGAATGAAGGCGCGAGATTTGCGAGTTCTGCGTCCACCATGTTGCGCATCTGCATTAGTTCGGCACTGGCTGCGCGTGCAAAATCCCGCTCAGAGCCGGCCGTTCCTTCCAGCATGTCATTGATGGACTTGCGCACCTGATACAAGCCCTGCGCGCTCGGCTCTGCTCGGTCGAGGTCGTTGATAACGGCGTTCACAGTTCGCTCAACAGCGCCGCGTCCGCCTTGTGCTTGGCTAAGATTGGCGAATTGCTGACGCAATCCGGCGACATTCCCGGCGGGTGCAGCTCCGTACTGCATCGCCTGTGCCGCAATCTGGTCAGCTTCATTGAACGCCGCATCTCGCATACCGCCGGTTGCATCACCGCGCGCACGAATCGCTGCTGTCATATCAGCATCCGTACCCGCAATCCCTTCAAGGAGACGAGAGCGTGCAGCGGCATTGGCGGAATCCAATGGCGTGAACTCGCTGGTACGCCCCCGCACTTGGCGTTCAAGTCGGGCAATGCCAGGGTCTAGCGTCTGTTCGGCAAGTGAGCGTTGGACACCGGGAACCTGCGAGGGGGCGGCATTCGTCAGAGCAGCGGGATTGGCTGCTTCACTGCGAATTTGATTTGCAGCCAGTCGCTCAGTCATGGTCGAGTTGGCGCGCGTGAATGCCCCTGGCGCAAACGGCGCAAGCGCCCCAAGGAGTCCAGCACCAAGCTGCGCCATCGGGCCGCCCCCGGCCTCACGGGTCGAGGACGACGCAACCGCTCCAGTGCCGCCGCCAATAATCTGCGCTAGCGGGTTAGATGCCAGTGTGCGGCCCACGCCGCTAACCACGGGGCGAGCAGACCGCGCCAAGGTGTTCCCGATACCCACCGGCACAATGGCGGATGTAACGCCGCTGGTGGTGTCCTGATAGATGCGCTCGCCAGGTGTTTCAGCGCGGGCTGTTCCCAGCGCATCCAGCAGGGCATTCACGCTGCCGCCAATATCCCGCTGCTGCATGTTCTCAGGCAGCGCGCGATTGACTAGGTTGGTGATGGGCGAAACCGCCAAGTCGGGGATGGCGGCTAAGCCGGTCAGGATTCCTCGGCCACCAATACCAGAGAGTCGGCCCGCCTGTTCCTGTTGGTTGAGGCTGTTGAGGCGGTTTTCGTAGTTAAGCGCTGCATCGGCTTGGGCAATCTGCGCCTGCCGCTGCTCACGGGTAACGCGAGGAACAACCTTATAGCTCGAATCAACGTTGGTTGAGACGCCGGAGAAATTGACCACAGGCGAGCCGCTGAACCGTGGCTTCTTGGTTTGCTCAACAGGAGTTCCGGCGAATCGCGGCATGGTCAGGGCTTCCGGTAGGTCTGGCCGTCGTCAGGATCAATGAACTCAGCGCCCGAGGGTAGCGCGTTGTATTCGGCGTCCGTAGTCGGGCGGGCGGGGCCGGCTTGCGACGGAGATTGGTTCACGCCACGGAAGTCGGCCATGCCGGTTGCCCGAGTCGGGTCGTAGCCGTACTCCTGGGCGATGTTCTGCTGCTCTCGCGTCACCGCCGTGATGCGATCCTGTGCTGCGCCGGCAAGCTGGCGCGCCTCATTCATGAATTGCTCGCGCTGACTGGGATTCAGGCGTTCGCCTCGCAGAATCTGATTGCGATAGTTGAGGATTCGGTCAGGGATGCCGGCTGCATTTTGCGCGTTGGCAAACTCCTGTTCACGGACCACGGAGCCGGGGTCCAGCATCTTCATAAATGCAAAGATGAGAGACAGGTCGCCGGCCGCGCTTCCGCTACGCGCTGCGTTTTGCACGTTGGTGAACATATTGAGGACGCTGCGGTCCTGCTTGATGCGGTCCTGCGTTTCTCGGCGCAAATCGCGCTCTCCCTTAGCCAGGTCAGCGGCCACCGGGTTGTTCTGCTTGTCGGCCGGACCGCCGGGGATGGGCTCCAGGGTTCCGTTAGCGCCGTAGCGGTAGCCGGATGGGGCATTTTCTGGCTTGGGGGGCGTATAGCCAAGAGCTCCGCCTTGGCGGTCAGGCAGTTGGGTGGACGAGCCGCTAGGCGCAGTAGCCCATGCATTCGGGTCGGCCATGATGGCTTGCTGTACTTCCGCAGGCAGATTCGGGTCGATGCGCGTCGGCATACCGTCCGGGCCAGTGAACATTCCGCCTGCCGGAATCTGAGGCGCGCTCGGCTGCCCGTAATTGGGCTGCGTGAACCGCTGGGTTCGCGGGTCGAGCAGCATCTGCACCGTGCCGCCACGACCATCCGGAACGTTGACCAGTTGGGCATTGGCTGGCGAGAACGGCACTTCCGCGACCAATTGGTTGTTGGCATCAAACCGCTTTGAACCAGGAGCCAGCGTGTAGCTCTCGCCAGTTGCGCCTCCGCCATACGCAGAGAGCACCTGGTCAGCCAAGGCAACCGCCTCCGGCTCGTTGTACGGCCCCGCGTCGCCCAGCCCCAGGCCCGCCAGAGATGGTTTCAGGAAGCGCTCGTAATACATCGCACCGCCCTGCGGGTTCTGCGCCAGATAGTCCTTGTAGCCTTTCGCAAGGCCGTACAGCGCCTGTTGTTGGCTCACTTGGCGCTGCTGCTGGGCGTCCTCGATTCGCATGGTGTTCATCAGGCGGGACTGGCCGGCCTGTTCTTGTTGTGCGCGCGACTGGCGAGCATCGTTGATGCCGCCGAAAAAGGCTTCTGCGAAGTTGTTAGCCATTAGCTGCCCCAAAGAGAGCCGACGTTGTTGCCGAAGTTGTAGATAGAGCCCTGTCCGCTTCCCGCCTGCAAGCCGAGCAAGCTTGGCTGCTGAGCGAAACCGCCTGACGGCAACGCTCCTGCCGATGATGCTCCGCCCCCGCCAGAACCCCACGCATTTCCTAGGGAAGTGCCGATTCCGTTCAGCGCGCCGCTCCAGGCATTCCCCTGGTTGATGTAGCCGGACGAGCGCGCGTTACCAATTCCTTGGAGCGCAGCACCGGCTTGATTTCCGAAGTTCTGCCCGAGGCTGTTCAGTTGGCTATTGGCCTGTCCGCCGATACCCGCCAGCCGAAACAGGTTGTTCTGGAAGTTGCCGAAAGCATTGGAGCCGATGTTGGACGCCAATCGCATCCGGTCAGCATCCGCTCCACCGGAGTACAGGCGACCACGAGCTGCCGCGCCACGGTCCAGGCCCTGGATTCCTTCTTGCATCGCCACGAGGTAATCAGGGGTTTGATAGAAGGCGCTGAAATCCGGGGTTCCGGAACCTTGCATCACCTGTCCGGAACCTCCAGCTGCAGCGCCAGTTGCGCCGCCGCCAAAAACCAACGGGGTCGAGCCTTGCATCGGCTTGCCAAAGAAGCCCATTGGGTCATAGCTAGTGCCGCCACCTTGTGCTGCGAGATTGGCCGGGTCGGTCAGCTTGTCGAACAGGGAGCGACTTTTCTTGACCGGCTCGCCACCGGACACGGTAATCGGGCCGCCCGGATTGAAGGCCATCGTCGGCAGGCCGTACATTTGCGCGAGTAGATTCAGTGCCCCGACGCCGGTTGCCTGATAGGGCAGCGTATCGTTCCGGCTTTGATTGAACATCGCCAGATTGGCATTGATGGAGTCTCGCCCGCCTTGTGCTGCTGCGCCTGCGGCTGAGCCGGCAGCATTGGCCTGCATGCCCCCTTGTACGGCAGAGCCTGCGGCTCCGATGAGTGCGCCTGCAACTGGCATGGTCAGGTCTCCAACACAGAATAATCGTCGTTCATAACCGCCCACCTACGAAGGAAGCGGTCTCCCTTGGCTTGCTGGCCCAATGCCTCACATTGAGCTGTCACCCAAGCCGGCGACTGGCGGCGTGCCCATACGTCCATCGGCAGGGCGTAGTGGTGCACGTCATGTTGAATCCCGTCGCGAGTATACGCCTTGTCTCGGGTGTATTCAGGCAGGAAGCCCATCTTCTCGGTGAGCTTTCGAGCAGGAATGTTGTCGGCCGGAACCTTGGTCACGATGCGCGTGCAGTCGGTCCCACAGAACAGGAAATGGGCAGCGGCTTGACAGCAATCAAAAGCGTTTTTCGTCCTTGGTAGAAAGAGGGTGTGGACTTCGTACACCCCATCCCCGAGGCCGTGGAAGAAAAAGCCTCCTGTCTCAAACTCGATGCCGATGCCTTGGTCGAATACCTGACTCAGCGGGAGTGGCAAATCCCGCTCGCTGTCTTTCGTTACCCAGCGACGCACGTCAGGGTGGTCAATGACCGATTGCAGGAAGTCGGGGGACTGAGCAATCCTCACGATTCGCCCTCAATCTCAGCCACCGCACCCATTAGGTCGGAAGGGATTGGCGAGGTAACGGTAATCGTGGCGTCAATCACGCGCGCCTCACCGAAGCGGTTGAATCGAATGCGCTTGGCGTAGTCGCCAACCTCCCCAAGAGACGCGGACTTACTGACAATTCGATGCCGATTGCCGTTCTTCTGGACGTCGATGCGGACTTCGCGAGGCATTAGCTGTACTCCTGGGCGACCCAAAACAGTTCGTAAGCTCCTGCTAGAGTGGATTGCGTCCAACTTCCGTTGGAGCCGTCCGGGCTAGTCCACATTTGCCCTGGGCCACCGCCATTGGGTGAGGTGACCGCCAAGAAGTTAGCCCCGCTCCAAAATAGCTGCCGAATGGGGTGCGTGAACGTCTGAGAAGTCAGCACCCAAGCGCCACCGCTAACGCGCCTCAAAATCTGGTTGGTTCCTGAGCCAGCAAGTTCGATGGATGTCCGGTCATAGGCGTGCGCTCTCACGGGCCCTGCGCCAATTCCTACGGGCATAGCGGGAGAGGTGAGGCCGGTCGAAACGTTCCAGTCCTTAATGACGCCAATTCCAGCCACCTGTCCGCAGAGGACGTAATGTGTGGCGTTGACGCCCAGCCTGCCGCCCGCCGCCAGCGATAGGCCGTGCGCCACTTGGTCGGTGAAGGTGAGTCCAGCGTCGCTGGTAATAGAGAATTGCGTGTCGCCCATGCCGCCTGCATTCATGCCGCCAGGGGTTCCGGTCGCCAGATACTTGATAGGGGTTCCGGCGATGATGGTGTAGGTCACCGCGCTATCGGTACTGCGCTTGACGCGGTTTACCCCAGCCTCTCCGGGAATGACGAGCGCGCCAGTGAGGTAAATCGAGTCTTCGCTGCCCGAGTTGACGTTAGCCGCCGTGGCCGTCCATGCACCCGCGCCTGCGGTGTCATTGTAGGCGGCCGAGATTGCCCCGCCCAGGTTGTGAGTCGCATACCTTCCGGCCGGGATTCCCATGCCATACCGACGGATGTTGCCTCCGGAAGATACCGGCGCGGAACTCCAATTTGTGTCGCCGACTCCCTGAATCACGATGTCATTGACGCCGAGGCGCGCCATCATAATCATCGGCATCGCTACCGAGATTCCATCCGACAGGTCCATAAACAGGCCTTCCGCATCGGTCACGCGCACAACGAACGGGTACATGCCGATAGTGGTCGGCGTGCCGGAGATGGTGCCTGTAGGCGACAGCGACAACCCCGGAGGCAGGATGCCGGAGCGCAACGTCACCGCAAGCGGAGCCGTGCCGCCGCCAATGGTGTAGGAGAAGGTGTAGGGCGTATTGCGGAAGGTGCTCGGCGCATCGCCGGAGATGGTCGGTCCGGTCGGCTGGTCGGGAAAGAGAACACACACCGACTCTTCGCCGCCGGTCTGAAATTTCAGCTCGACGTTGTTGAGCGTCATTTCATTTTCGGCATCCCATAGCTTTCCCGTAACCCGCTTACGTACCAGTGGGTCGCAGGCGTCGAGCTTGTAGAGCCAGTCCAGTTCATAGAGTCGGCCGTTGATGGAGCTGCCGACAATCCAGCGGCCATTCCAGAACACCGCATCTGTGACCGCCCAATGCGGCATGTTCCATGTGGAACGGCGATGCCACTGACCGGTGAGCACGTCATAGCCGAAGGTGAAACGACCCGGAACGGTAATGTAGTAAATCTTGTGGCCGCGCGCCTCGAAGGTGAAGGCGTAGGCCTGATTAACTTCGGCCTCGGTGCACTCGGTAAAGGCGGCGTCGATAGCGTCCGTTGAAATGCGAACAGGCGTGTAGCCCTCCATCCGTCGCACAAGGCGCTTGTCATCCAGCCAGAAGACCGAGTTATCCAGATTCCGAGGCGTGAACTTAGCCGCGCAGCCAACCTCAATCACGGTGTTACTGGCGCGCTCGAACGTACCCTCGGAGGCTCCAGTATTTACAAACGGCTCAATGGTGTCCTTGCCGAAGATGAGGACTTCGCGGTGAGACACCAGCAACGAGACCATGCGGTCAGGGTCAGCCTCGGCCTCGTAGCGGTCCAGCGTGTTATAGGCGTAGGCATCCGCCAGGTCCGAGTGAAACCAAAAACGCCCCTGCGGCTCAATCTGGCACAGGTACTGGTCTACGTAATCGGCAACGAAGGCTCCTGGATAGCCTTCGTCGGTAATCTTCCCGAAGACCAACGTATTCGTATTGAACACATAGCCCGCAGACCCGTTGACGATAAGTAGCTCATTCCCAAGGCCTCGCTGGTTGTGCGCCATCGAGACACGACCGACGCCGGGAATTGTGCCGTACGCAATCGCCACGCCGTTATTGGAGATTTGGTAGAGGGTTTGCGCGGCGACAACAAACAACTTGCCTTCCACGTTGCGCATCCCACGAATCGGGCCGACGTCGATGATGGTCGGCCCCGGAGAAACGGACTTGGTGATACGCACGAACGGCTTCACCCCAGGCGCGTCACGAAGCTGCCATTGGGTCAGCGTGCCGGGAGCCTCCGCGCGTAGCGGAATCCAGTTGAGGGTGTCTTGTCGGGTCCAGTGCAGATTCGGGTCTGCGTAGAAGCCGCCGACGACTTGAATCTCACGCTTCCTCATTCGTACTGGTCCGAACGAATGTTGTAGTAGGCCCAGCCAAAGGGAAGAGAGTCCAGAACCAGCGGGTTCGCGGCGTAGCCGGCATTGCGCAGGTCGTTCAAGCCGGAGGTGGCAATAGCCCGGTCTTGCGGGTCCATCTGCTTACCAAAGAGCGGACACAGGCGAAGGGCTAGGTTGTAGGCAATGGCCTCTTCTGCCTCCGGAGGCGCGGGCAGCGGGTCGTTGACTTCTGCAACGGTATTCCAGCCCAGTGCGATGTTCTTGGCCTCCCAGCGGCGCATCATCGTGTTGAGCGCGTTGAGGGCGTCCTTGGCGTCGTCGTCATCCGGGGCTTCGTTGGAGCCGATGACGCGGATAATCATCAGGGCGCGACGGATAATCTCTAGCGTATTCATGCGTTGCCCCTATGGAAGTGGGGCGGCCCGAAGACCGCCCCGTTTACCTTACTTCTTGGCCTTCGCCTTAAGCTTGGCTTCAAGACGGGCTAATACCTCAGCCTGCGTCAACTCGCCTTCCTTCGGCTCGGGATTCCACGGTTCGCCGTTGGATTTGGGCATGGTCGGCTCCTCCCATCCGTCAGCCTTCGCTGCGTCTGAGTCCATCTGAAGTTCAACCTTGCCGTCTTTCTCCAACCACATCGGCTTGCTAGCCATTTTTCACCTCACGCTTGGGTGGTAATCAACCCGTAAGCCGCCAGGATGGCCGCCAACTCGGCAACCGTGCCAGTTGAGAGGTCAAACGGCGTCGCATTCTTCACGACCGGCGTTGCACCGAAGAAACCGACCTTGCTGGTGGCATTACGGCCCACCAAAGTGCCATCCGGGGTTTCCTGTGCAGCGACGGCAATTTGGTCATTGGAAAGTGCCATGTCAGTGCTCCAGATTAGGTGAAGGAGGTGATGTCGTTCGGAACCACGACGCCAAACTCAGGACGCAGCACTGCCGAACCCCACAGGATGTCAACGCGGTTCAGGAACTGGTCGTTCGGGGTGTCGTAGTCACGAATCATGCGCAGCGACAGGCCATCCAGTTCGACACGGGAGGCTTCCTTGTTCTCCGGCAGCGGCAAGTCCACCGAGGCGAAGGTCAGGAAGTCGCGAGTGAAGCCCAGGTTGACGCCGGTCTGAGCCGCTGCACCCAAAATCACCACGTCTGCGCCGTCAGCCGGCAGGGCGGTAACGTTCTGCTCCGGGCCGGCCAACTGAATCGGCGGGGAGATTTGCAGGTTGCCGGTGCCGCCCGCGAAGGTCGAGGTGACCACGAAGGTGCGCAGAACGCCCGTGCTGGTCTTGGTGGCCGGGTTGACCGCAAAGACGTTGGCAAAGGTGACGTGCTGGCCTGCGGCAATGGTGCCGGTGCCGGTGTCAATCGGGATGCTGGACGAGCCATCCGTCACAACACCGTTGATGTCGTAAGCGCCCGGAATGGCCGAGGTGCCGTATGCCTGGGTCGGCATGTTGGTGGTCTCGAACCAATCAAATCCGCCCGCGCGAGCCATCAAGCCGTCTTCGTACTGCTCGGCCAGGCGGTCCTGCGAGTTGAACAGGCCCTTTAGCGAATCCACCGCCTGCACCGTGCCGCTGGTGTTGGTCGCCAGCCAGCGGCGGCCGGGGGCCAGGTTGTCGGTCAGCATCTTGTTGGCCAGCAGGGCGTCAATCAGCGACAGCTTGCCGTCAGCGTTGGCCACGAAGCCCGAAGCAAAAGGCAGCGCGCGGCTGATGACAGTCTGTTCAATGGTCGATGCCAGGTCAGCCAGCGGCTGGTCCAGGTAGCGAGCGCGGAAGTCGTCAATATCCAGCGCCATTTCAGCGCTCGACCATACCAAGTCAACACCGGTCTGGTCGGTGATGGACAGCGGGACGACCTTATCCACCAGCGAGCCGGCATCCATGATGCGGCCTTGGCGAATCTTGTTGTGGGTCGGGACGCGAACCTCAATCGTGGAGCCGATTTTCGCGCCGGTAACAGCAAACCGGTCGTCGTACTCCATGTTGATTTTGCGCAGGAAGGTGAGCTTCTGGCGCAGAACCGAGAGGATTTCGCGCGTGATGAGCTCGGTTGTGAGCAGCGAATTTGCCATGTTGGTCTCCGAAGGGAATTAGCGGAGTCCTTTCTCCTGGCGTTCCTTCCGGCGCTGGGCGTCGTATTCCTTCATGCTCATCTGAGCATAGGATTTCTTGGCCGCAGGCGCACCGGAAAGCGTGGTGACAGGCGAAGGGACGGGTCTCACAGGCTTGGCAGGCGGGACCGCTGCCGGGTTCGGCGCTTGTGGCTGCGTGGCCGTGAGACGCGACGCTAATGCTTCGATGGCATAGCCCCGGTATTGCTCGGGGGTGCTCAACAGTTGAATCAAGTCACCTGAGTTCTTAGCCAGGTGATACGCAAGCTCGGGGCCGCGTTCGTGGCCGATAATAGCGTGAGCCATATCGTCCGGCAATAGGTCGGCGGGGACGGAACTAATGACTTCGGCGAAGTCCGGGGTAGTTTCGGCGAACTTCTCAGCACGGGAACGGAAATTGGCCGCTGCCTGCTGCTGGGTAGTCTGCTGCTGAGTGGCGCGCTGCTGTTCTTCCCACTGCTGGCGAGCCTGCTGTACGGCGTATTCAGTGTTTCGCTGCGACCAGCCCACCGGGTCTTGGTAGAACTCTTCCGGGGCCGGAGCCTTGGGCGGTTCGGGCTTGGGCTGGGAGGCTTCCAGACGAGCCAAACGCTCACGCATCTCCCGGTTCTCGGTCTTCAGGCGGTCGATGAACTCGCCAGTGCGGTTCGGCTTACGCGCCTCGGTCTGCTCAGGGGTCTCGGTCTTGGCCGGCTCAATCTTTTCAGCGACAGGCTGGCCGGTTTCCTTCGCCGGCTGCGTTTCACCTTCTGAAGCCACTTCCTTGGCCTTGAACTTGCCATCTTCGGCACGCTCACGGTTATAGGTCATGGGGCTGTTGGTGACGGTCGGCTGCGGTGCGGCGGATTCGTTGGTTTCAGTGGTCATACAATCCTCGTTCGGATGCCTGATGCCGTCAGGTGCGGTCCAGCGGGGCTGGTTAACAGGAGAATCAGATGGAAGTTGTGTTTTCGGAAGAAGAAAAAGCTCAGGCTCAGGCGTTGCGTGAAGCGTTCAACAAAGCATTTCCGGGATGGGTGATTGAACTCTCTGTCTGCACGAATCCCGAAAGCGGCGAGGCTCGCCCAGTGAAAGTGAAAAGCGCAAAGGAACCGGACTACAACCCATACAAAGGACTTTATGGAGCCTCCTCCAAGGATGAGGTTGAGTTCTTCATAAAAGGCTTCCTCACTGCATGGGAAATGGCGATTCGCCCTGCATCTGCGGGAACATCGACGGGTCAAGCGGCAGGGAAGTCTGTGCCGGCATGGCGGGCATTCCTTGCATCATTTGGGCAGTCATCTCCGCTTCCGTGAGTTTGATGGCGTTGTCGATACCCTTACCTTGGGCGTCGGCCTGATTCTTGGCCGCCTGAGCTTCGTAGTTCTTGGCTTGGGCGGCGTCCTTTTGAGCCTGAGCCATCTGCGTGGGGTCGGGTTGCTGCGGCTGCGGTTGCTCGTCGCCTTCGCCCGGCTCGATGAGGCCTTGGGCAATCATCATCTTGCGGGCACCCTTCTTGATGCCGTCCAGACCGGGAGCGTCCAGTGCCTCCAAGAAGCCCAGCTTGGCCAGCATGCCTAGCGGACTCGGGTCGTTCGATAGCTGCATAAGAGCTTCGGCCGCTTCCATGCGCTGAGTGCTGTAGCTCGGCCCCACGGTCACGGTGATATCGAACCGGCCTTGGGTCATGTCGTTCAGAGTCACCCATTCGCCAGTCTGCTCGTCAAATACGGGCTTGTTGACCTCGACCACCTTCTCCGCCCCGTCCGGGCCGATGATGCGCAACTGGCGCTCGGTGGTGTAGACGTTGGAAATCAGGTCGTTCGTGATTTCGTAGTCGTACTTCTTGGCGTAGGCCAGATTGTCGATGTAGTCGAAGTTGGCCACATCCCCCTCACGCTGGCGGGCGATGATGGCCTTACCGCTGGTCTCGTTAGAGCGAGCACCCAGAGAGGCGTCATAGATACCGGTAGCGGCTTTCAGGTCTTCCGAACTGATGGCAGCCGCTTGTGCTAGCGCAGCAGGGAAAGCCGGAGGCGCTTGGCGGGAGGGGGCGGACAGGGCGTTGCCGTTCTCATCGACCGAGTTGTAGAACAGGGCCGGAGGGCGGCGGGTGCGCATGTTCTGCCACTGGTCTTCATGGCCTGCAATCGAGGCAGAGTCCGCCATGAACGGGCTATAGGGCTGGTCAGCCAGCACCTCAATGAACGTGGAGCGCTCATAGTTGTACATTTTCTGTGGGTCGCGCCCGAACCGGACAGCGCCAAAGAAGTGGTCGCGCATGCCTGTCTGGTTGCCGTGGCGGGCGTTGATACGGATGATTTCACCCCACACCGGGACAAGCGGAATGAACCGGCCGGCCCACTTGGTTGGGCCTTCCAGGATTTCAGCTCCCGACACGATGCACTGATAGACACAGGTGTATTCGACCTTGCGGCGCTTCTGCTCCACGATGCCCTGCTTAGCCAGCTCATCGACCACCGATTGGAACTTCTCGTCCACGTCCAGCACGCGGCCGTCGGTCATCAGGACGATTTCGCCCTCTTCCATGACCTTGTACCAGTACTCAGAGACCACAACCTCATCGTCCTGCCACCAGTCGGCGGTCAGTTCGGTGCAGTCCTTGACCGACACTACCTTGGCATCGGGCCACTTCTCCATGAACGTGCCACGAGCATAGGCTTGGTCCACGAAGGCATAGCGCGCGTCGCGGCGGTCCTTGCGCTGTGCAGCCGGGTCAAAGACCACAGCAAAGGGATTGGGGATTTCCCGCTTACTGATAACCAGGTCAAACCCGCCGTCCTCTTCCCAGGCGTAGTCCACGCGCCAGCAGCCAAACCCACCTCCTACGGCAAACAGGAAGGCGGTATCGGCAGCCAGTTCCGCATCTGAACCGGAGTCAATCGAGCGCATCAGCCCTTCGCGGACCTCAGCCAGCTCAACGTCGCCATTCTCCACGGCCCTAACTTTGGCCTGCGGGCGGTTCTGGCGCTGGTCGTTGGTGATTTGCTTCAATGCCTGACGCAGCTTGTTGACCGTATACATGGGACGGCCCTGACGGGTCTGCGTCATCCATTCGTCCCATTGGCTTTCAGGCATGAACCCGAACTCCATGTCACGTTCGGCTTGTTCGTAGGGAATGCGCCAGAAATCACGGGCGTAGCGGTGCCGGTCCAGCATCTCGCTATGAAGCTCTTCCTTGCTCACGCCAGAGCGGTCAACTGCGAAGTCCGGGTCACCGGGGTTGACTTCCTTCTTAGCCATAGCGGCGGAACTCCGAACTAAATGTAATGGGCTTTCTCTTGTTCTGTTGGGTAACAGGCTCGGCAAACGTCAGGGCTACCGCGTCCGCATGGTCCGGTGACTTGATGCCACGCTTCTTGGCGTCTTCCTTCGACTCAATCAGGCGCAGGCCATTTCTGAACAGGTATTTGAGCGAGCACAGTTCAGATTTGAGTGTAGGGTCGTTCGGCAGGGAAACGGGCGCATCTTGCAGCCATTGCCGCATATCGTCCCACATTTTGGCGCGAACGTTATAGTTCGTTCCGTCCTCGACCCGGTTAGCTGCATTGACCCCGACAATCTGGATGCTGGAACCCTTGGCCAGTTCGGTCAGGCGGTCACATACCCCCGCGCCCACGCCAATCACGTCCACCGCAATCTGAGCCGGCTTCTCCTTGGTGGCCGCTACCCATACCTGATTAGCGAGCGCCATCGTGTCGATGCCCTGCCACGACTGAATATCCAGGCCCAGCCTTCCTCGGCGCTTAAACAGAACAGACTTGTCATCGCCGAAGCGCGCCACGTCCAGGCCCCACTTCTCTGGTCCCATGCCTTCTACATCAGCAGGGCCGTTCTGCATGGCGGCATCCACAATCTGCCCGGGCACGAAGGCGTCTGTGACCGAGGCCTCATAGTTGATGTCCACCTCTTGGGCCACAATCACCGGGTCAAGGTCGCGCAATTGCTTGTCATACCAAGCCTGCCCCTTACGCGGGTCATCCTTCCAGTGGAAGGTGAAGACCTCGACCTTGCCGCCCTTTCGCTTGCGGTAGAACGGATTGCCTGCCCCGTTGGGCGTGCTTACATCAATCTTGCAGTTGGACGTCTGACTGAGGGCGGCGTCGATAGCCTCGGGGCGCTCATAGAACGCGCTCTCGTCCTTGAAGTAGATAGAGGTGCGGTTACCGCGACCAATGTTGTCGCCCGCCTCGCCTACGATGGATGAGCCGTTCTCGGGGTTCTGCACGCGCATGAAAGGAGCGCAGGTCTTGGAATCCCAGCCCTTGGGACGGAACTCCCGGGGCAGCAGGTCAACGAACTGGCGAACCTTCCAGAACAGGCTTTTGGGGTCGCCGATGCGGTCTACGTACTCTTCCTTGCGGGAGCCGAAGCCAATCACTGTTCCTGGGTGGAATAGCCACATCCAGACACCGAAGGCCACACAGAGCCATGACACCCCCATGTCGCGCGACTTCTCGGCCAATCCATCCTCTCGGGCCTTCCACTTGCGATGAAGGTACTCGATAAATTCACGCTGCTTGGGGAACAGGACGAAGGGGATAGTGGTGGGCAAGCCGATTTCCGCCAGACGCGGGTCAAAGGTCATGCCCCAGTCGTTGATGAAGTCGGCCGGGTTGTCTTTGTAATGCAACTTCAGTCCAGCCAGCATCCCCGGCGTGGACCGAATCGCAGTCAGGCGCTTAGACCGCGCCACGTAAACAGCGTCGTAGTCGGGATTAGCCCAGTCCAGCATCCAGCAAACGCCGGTAGGCGTCCCCAGGTTCAAGGGTGATGTTGGCTTCGTGCTGAATTGGGCCACCATCTACGCCGCTTAGCTCAGTGCGCTGAGTGTCGAACCAACCTTGGTTCTTCAGCCAGAAGATGGTTCCCGCCGCATTGGCCCCAGCAAGCCCTTCTTCCCACGCTGCTTCAAGCCGTGTCCTCGCCTTTTTAACGGCGTCTATAAAACCGTCCTTCTTGGCATAGTCGAATAGGCTCTGCCTGCTACTCATGCCTAATGCCAATGTAAGACCATTTACGGTAGGGCGCTTTCCTTCGGTCTCACAGGAGGCGAAATAGGCGTCGGCCAAGGCTTCCAGTTCCTCGGCTTTCTCGAACAGTGGGGGGCGGCCTACTTCAGCCATTCAATGCACACTCAGGCTTTCAGGCTCGGCGACTTCAATCAGGCCGAGCGGAAGGTTCATGGCGAGGGTGGCCATCTTCACGTCATCCCAGGTTTCGCAGATAGCGATTTGCGGGCGGTCGTGGCTGAAGACGAGCCATCCGGTGTTCTGGCTTCCGGCGATGTGTGGCTTGTTCATGCTCGAAGCCCCTTGATGTACTTGCTTACGTAGCAGCCGATGAGGGCTTCCGGGAGGGATTGGAGGTGGTTCTTGTAGGCGAGGACGGTCTGGTACTGCACGTCAGGGCTGTGTTGGGCCAGGACGCTCGCTACGTAAGCTGCGCCCTCCCCGCTCGCAAGCCCTGCTGGCTCTAGGCTCACGCAAACACCTCCAACTGGCTCGGGCCAATCACCGGGTACGGGTCGTTGTACCACGGGCCACGCAGGACGCGGAAGGCGCATAGCTGCGGGTAGACGTTGCCCGAATCGGTGGTGGCCTGAACCCGGATGCTGATGCGGCCGGCGTAGCTGGCTTGGACTAGGACGCTGACGTCTTTGCCGTCCTCGCTGATTTCGGCATCGCTCATCAGGACGGAACTGGGCACGAACATATTGATTCGGGCCGAGACGATGACTTCCTCGGGCTGTAGTAGGCCGTTGTAGTGGACAATCAGCCGGCGCTTTTCCATGGGGTATAGGTTGGACAGGTGAACCCGGCTACGGGTGTACCCTGATGCGTATACGTCCGTGGTCTGCCCGTAGTTCATGGCGGCATGTTACCTGCTGGATTGGCGAAGTTCTACAGGCCGAAGTCTTCCGGTCGCACTTCCTGGCCGACTTCAAAGACCTTGGTTTTGGTCCGGAACTGGCCATCCTCGACATAGGCCGGACTCGCGTCTTTCAGTCTGCGACCGCCAATGGCATCCAATAGCCACTTGGGCGGGCCCTTCTCCATCTGGAACTGAGGCCGGCCGCTCTTGATGCCTTGGTAGATGATGGTCATGCCCTCTCCGAGACCATGGTCTTGGGGTATTGCCCGAGCAAATATTCCCCTCCAGCGACCAGCATTTCAGCGGTTAGGACGGGCTTAACCGCCTCTTTTGCCGCAGCACGTACCGCGTTCAGGGACCGAATTGCATCGCGCTCGCGGGTGTACGCTTCGCCTACAGCGACGATCCGCCCGTTAACTGCCTTTAGCCGCCAACGCCAGCCATCGCGAGCCTTATAGACCTCGAACACTGGCCGTCTCACAACAGATGCCCCAGTAGCGGGATGGCGGCAAGTACGGCGGCAGCGGCAGCCACGAGGCGGATGTTGCTCAGGACGCCACCGAAGATGGCGAGCAATAGGGCGATAAGGTAGGCGATGGTCATGGATTTAGCCTCTTCTGCTCAGTGACCCATTCCTGCAATCCCCTTAGTTGCTCGGCGGTTGCGAGGCATTGGGTGTAGTTGCTGGCGACGGTGCTGGCAACGTCCTGAGGGGCAACGGCTTGGACATCAGCAGGGATGGCGGGTCCGGGAACGGTGCCTTGGGCGGCGTGGTCATGCAACCAACGGAAGGCAGGAGGCAGCTCAGGCAAATCCCGAGAGATGTAGACCGGAACTTTCTGGACAATGGTGTCTCCCTTGACCTTGATGGTCTGTACGCGGTCCACGTACTTCGTTACGACCCGCTCGGTCACTTTACCGGATTCCAGCCTCAGGCGTGCAATCTCGGCGGCGTCCTTGGCTTTCTGGGCGTCCCACTTGCTTTGGATGTCAGCCTGCCCAGCATTGAACCGCAAGTGGCCATATAGCGCGCCAGCCAGTAAAAGACCCCCGGCAACGTAGACCCATAGGGGTACGCGCCGGAGGAATCCACCGATTGCCGCGAGGAACGTCATTCTTTGCCCTCTACCGTTACCGATTCGCCCGGGCCGACCATCGTTGCGGGCGGGCTGGGAGAGGCGGTTTGAGCGATTGCCTTGGCCGCCTCAGCCTGAGCGTGAATGGTACTGTCCTTGGAGCGATTGCCGGCACTGTTGCCCCACAGGTATCCCACCAGAACCATGAAGATGGATTGGAGGATGGTCTGCTGCTGGTCAATCAGGCGCTGGGATACCTGCGTTATAGGCAGCAGATAAGGAGCCGCAGTCATAAAGCTCATGTTGGCCACCAAGGCAATGCCCACGATGAGGCCTAAGCGCTCAGCGAAGGCACTGCTCGGCGGCTCCGTCACGGACCCTTCCGCCACTCGTTGAGCCGCTCCCACGCCTTCCTGAGCGCCCCGGCCGGAATCACTGCCAAATCAGGCCAGAACACGAACAGGCAAGCCGTGCCGAATGAACCTACTGCAATTCCGACTAGGAAGCTCATGGGTTACTCCAGTTGTTCGCCGTCAGCAGCCACCTGCGCAGCCAGGGCGGCTCGCAGAGCGCCTTGTGTGGTCATGCCGGAAGGCTTGCTGACCTTCACCTTGACCTTGCCCGAGTCTTCCTGAGCGGAGCGGCCGCCAGGACGCGGGCCACCGCCCACCACGATCACAATTTCCTCTTCCGGGTCGATTGCCATTTACTTTTTCGCCTCTTCTCGTGGTTTAAGTATGCCGGTGTTGATGTAGGCCCGAATGGCGTTGTCTGAGCCTTCCAGGCTGTCTAGCTTGCGATTGAACTCTACTCGGTCAGCGCGTGCATTGTCATTCGCTTCCCCGACCATGTATAGCGTAAAGCCAGACAACATGGTTGCTGCTGCCAGCAGTCCTACACAGACCCAAATATGCCATGACGGAGTGGGCGGTGGCGGGGTTGGCGGCGCGTTGCTGTAGTGGTGCGTTACTACCTGATGACCTTGCGTGGGCGGCGGTGGAGGAACGTTGCGCAACTCTTCTAGAACCTCGGTTACAGCCTCTTTGATGAGACCAGCCACGTCCTTGTCCATCACTCCCCCTTGGTGTTGGTCATTTGCCTGATGCGGCAATCAGCTCGCCGAGGTGGCCGAGCTTCTCCATTATCTTATCTTTCCAGGTCTCGAATCGGGTATTGAACGCTGCCCACGTCTCCTGAGTCACGAAGCGCCCCTCTAGGGCTGCCATCTGCACGCGTAGGTCTTGAATCTCCCGCTCACGGGCTCGGTCTTGCTTGACCACGTAGATGCCGAAGCCAATGGCCCAGCCGACCAGCAGCAGGATGGCTCCGACGACGAGATTGGCGAGGAATGGGGTCACGCTGATAGCCTCTTGTAAGCCTTGGCCATCTTAGTGTCATACGCGTTTTCGGCGTATGAAGGTCCGTTGTAGCCCCTAGCCACGCCAGCCCAGTCTAGGCGCTGAAGCTCGTCGGCGAGACCAGCGGAGATGATATAGCCTACAAAATCCTTCAGGTGCTCGCCCTCGGACTTGTACTGGGCCGTGATGAATGCCTGAAGGCTTGGCCGGCCTGCCTTCTTCCAGTTCGATCCAAGCACCTGGAAGGCACCCCAACTAGCCGATTGCAGGGCGGCTTCCCGGTCTAGCTTGACTGCTTCAGCCAGGCGCTTGTGCTGGTGCTGGCCGGCTGGGCCGTAGAGGGTGCGGTCCCATTTGGCGCTGGAGAGATTGGGGTGGGACTTGCGGAACCTGCCGTTGGTCAGTCGGTCAAAGATATGGGCCTCAAACAGCACCTTGGGCTCGCCAGAAGGCAGGAAGCCTGAACCGGTGGACTCGACCTCAGCGACTGCCTTGATGGCCGCTACCTCGCAGCCTAGAGCCTTGGCGGCGCGCTGGTAGTCCTGCTCGGTCAGTTTTTCGGGCATGGGCTGGCTATCCGCCTGATGTTCGCGGAAGGGTAGCACGAAGTGGCCGCCCCGGAAGTATTCGAACCCTCACTGACCCAGATAGAAGCCGGATGCCCTGTCCAGTTAGGCGACGGGGCGGATTGGTTGGTCGGGAGAGATTCGAACTCTCAACGTCCCGGGTAAAAGCCAGGTACTCTGCCAGTTGAGTTACCGACCAATGTTGGTGGAGAAGGGTGGATTCGAACCACCGACCTAGAGGTTATGAGCCTCCCGCGCTGCCAGACTGCGCTACCTCTCCGATTTGGTGCCGCCAGCAGGACTCGAACCTGCGCCTAACCGCTTACGAGACGGTTGTTCTACCAATTGAACTACAGCGGCAATGTGGCTGGCCCACCAGGACTCGAACCTGGAACCCGCGCCTTAACAGGGCGCTGCTCGACCATTGAGCTATGGGCCAAAATTGGTTGGACAATCAGGATTTGAACCTGAAACCCCCGGCTTATCGGGCCGGCGCTCTGCCGTTGAGCTATTGTCCAATTGGCGGTCCCGCAGGGAGTCGAACCCTGTTCTCCGGACTGACAATCCGGAATCCTAGCCGATGAACGACGGGACCAATTGTGGCAAGTCACCCAGGATTTGAACCCGGATCGCAGGGATTTGGAGTCCCGCATGTTGCCGTTACACCAGTGACTTGTTGAGCGGGCTGCGGGACTCGAACCCGCTTAGACAGCTTGGAAGGCTGTAGCCTAACCCATCGACCAAGCCCGCGATAGGCGGTCTACCGTTCCCAGTCCAACCGGATAGTTGAACTCGGTAGACCATGGAATCTAGCGGCTGCTGACCAACCAACGACGAACCGTTCATAGGCCGTCACTGGCGCGTGCTTGCGACTGGAAGCACCCAGCCCAGTCAGCATGCGCTAGATTGCTCCGTTACCGCACGGAGCCACACGCCAGCCAGAGGGGAGTTAGGGCTGGCAGTCGGGGGAATCGACTGGCGTTCTTTCAACCTTCACCCATTCCGCCCTCCTCCGTCACCTTCAGCCCAGGAGTCCAGTTAGGCAGCGGCCCGTCCCACTCTATGCCGCCCTCGTGCATGTTCATTCGGGACCAGCGGTCGCGGAGTTCGTCGGGGGTCGGGTTGTCTGTTTGCGCCTCGATGAACTTCCTCTTCCTCTCCCGCTCGCGCTCTTCGTCGAACGGAATCCTCGCGTTAATTGCACGGAACGGGTCGATTACCCCTTCAAACATGAAACTATCTCGCTGATACGCATCCGGGCTTCCGCTAGGAATAAGATGGTCGAACCCGGATATAACGGACTCAGGCTCAAGTGCATCTAGAGATTTTACTTCAGCGATGCCATGAAGATTATCGTCTAGTCGGCGAATCATATCCCAGCCTCTGCGCAGTTCGTCAGTCACGGGCCATCCCTCGATGCCTCGGAAGAGCGGAATTACCTTACTCACAGACTAGCCCTCTTGCAGCTTCCGAACGAATCCATTGAAACCTTACTGATTAGCCGCGACTCGATTTCCAGTTGCTTGGCGTACTCGGCCTTTTGCTGCGAAGTCAGGATGGTCGGCTCGCCAAAGACCATAATTGGGCAGGCTCGCCAGAGAATGTACGGAGTCCAGTCAATCCTCATGCCGCTGCCTCTCCGCCATGTAAGCCCGAATTGCGTTGGCGCGCTGGTCACGGGTTGCCCCCATACGGTTGCAGAGGGCGGAAATGTCTTCAATGTCGCGCTTGTGCCAGCGGCGGCAGAGGGATTGAAGCTGCTCCTCAAACGTTATTTTCGGAGTAAGAACTTCAATGATGTAGGAGATGAAGATTTTTCCATCCTCCTTGCTCACTGGCTCGTAAAGCATCACGCAATCCCCGCATAGTGCAGGCCGACGTACAGGATGACCAAAGCGACGATGAACCCGCAGGCAAATGAAGCACCCACGCCCATTTGCTCGCCTATGTCCTTCTGCTGATATCCGCGCTGGTGTTCGGTAGACATTCTACGTTCCTTGCCTTGGTATCGCATGGCATCTCCTTGATGGATTAGCCCCCTGTGCCGATTCTGTCGGCTCTTACTGCTTACTACGCAACTTGCGGGAATTTCCGGCCATCTTGATTAGCGCCTTGCTGACCGTCTCGCCAATCTTTTCACCGTTGGCGGTAAGAGTCCTGAGCGCTTCCGCAGCAGGCGGCTCCAACCAGCAAGACAACTGCTTTCCACCCCGTTCTGAAAGTCTTTGAATCGGACGTTTTCTGTAGTTCATGTGTCCATTCTAGAAAAGTTCTAGAGAATGTCAATTGCCGTTCGTCAGCTCAACAACCATCGTCTGGCTGAATGCGCCTCGGGTACGACGTGGCCTGCTCGCAGTTTCCATCAGCGTCCAGCCAGTACATGGATTCCGGGCTGACCACCAGCAGCCGGCCGCCCTTCGTGAACAGGTCGCTCTTGGCTGGCAAAGGGTGGTTCCAGATATGTCCACTCTCTGAAATTCCTGAGATTTGCAGTAGCTTCATTTCAATCCTTCCAGTGCGGTGACGGCCACGCCAAGCGCGGCCCATGCATGGGAGCTGACCCCGTAGGTCGGCCCCGGCTCTTTCTTTGACCCTTGCGGTCCAATCAGGTCAATGAGGGCGGCTCGGATATTGGCGTCCTTGGCTCGCGGTGTGCCGCATAGGTGCATCTTCACGTCCTTGCGGTAGACCATGCGGACGGAATCCGGGGAGCGCCAGGACTGCGCCATGCGGCCAATCCAGACGCAGGTTTCAAAGACCTCCTTGCCTACGGGCATGCCGTAGCTGGCGATCATTTCAATGGCCAAGTGGTCTGCAGCTGACTCACGAATCATGGTCAGAACGTCGTGGTTCGGCATTACGCCTGCGCCGACTACCTTTCCATTCCAGAAGTAGACCCAGCCGGAGGACTCCGTGCCGGGGTCGATTGCTAATATGCAGATACTAGTCATCCGTCCACCCAATCAACTCGTCCTGCATAGCCAGAAGCTCGTCGTCGCTGCCGTAGGCCTCCCTGAAAGCCCGTGAGCCATCCATGAGGCTCGGGCCGAAGTAGCAGACCATTTCGGTAGTCCGGTAGCCTGGGAGGGGAATTTTTCGGTGGTGGTGACCGCAAAGACCGATTCCAAAACGGTGGCCGCGCCTGATGTTCCCCGACTTCATGTGATGGTAATCGCAGCCGTCACCGTCGCAGTAGTTGCCCGTCTTCTCCTGCTGGATGATGCAGGCAATGCACCTGCCCTCCTTGCACGCCACAATGCGCTCAGCCTCTCGCTGGGTTGGCTTTCCAGTACTGCGACCTCGTTTCATACCGCCCCTCTCTCAATGAACACGCCGCGCGAGGCGCACTCCGACTCGACGTAGCACAGGAACTTGTTGAAGGCGTCGCCCTTTAGCACGTCGCGCTCATTGTCCTCGTTCTTGGTGGTTGTTCGCACGGGGCGCTCGCCCTCGGTTCCGTCGATTCGGATGTACGGAACCGCGCCGAAGTACCGGCAGCAGAAGAACTCATGCCACTCCGATTCCTCATGGCCGGCTACCTCGACCAGTGGGCGATAAACAAAAGCCCAGAGGAAGGCGTTGGATTCCAGGCGGCGAGCAGGCTTCCACGGCTTACTCGTCACCTCCAGCGGCAACGGCTGCCCCTCCAGGAACACTACCCAGCGGGCTAGGTCGGCTTTGGTCCCGATTTTTGCCATTACTTCCGCTTCCCCTTTGGTTCCTTGATGAGTCCCCACTTCACGTAATCGCGCAGCAGGTCGGCGACGTTGGCTCCGTCTACTTGGACGGTTCGGCCACTGGCGGATACGACGGCTGGCGAGCGTTGGTAGCCTGGATGGTCTCGTGGATGCCTACCGGCCTCCTTGGCGTGTTCGGTGGTCACAGCCTGAAGTCCTTGTCCATCGGCGATAGCGCCTTGTATGCCCGGATTTCGTGGTCGCTCAGCCCGGCATCGCGCATGTTGGCCTCGCGCTCTAGCGGCTTTAGGCGGCGCTCTAAGGCTTCTATGCGGGCTTCTAGATGGGTGGTGTCGTTGGTCATGGCTCGTCCTGATTAGCTTCTGGGATGGGGTCGCGCATGCACTCCGCGATGACCACCTGACCCATCATCTCCTGACAGGCTTTTATCGCCTCGTCGATTGCCTTGATGGCATCGCCTAACGGGTCATCTGGCATATCCGTTTCCCTATCTGGACTGGCGGTTGTTACTCTTTCGAAAACTTCCAGACGAACAGGAAGCCCCAAGCAACTGTCGTGATTACTGCGCAGATAGCTGCGGTCGATGAGCTGGAATCCCAGTTGCTGAAAACGTGCCCATTCCACAACAAAGTTGCGACGCCGGCAATTCCATAAACCAGCATTGTTCCCTTCATACCCTTCCTCTCTTTTCTGTCAGAACGTGGTTATTGGTTCGGCGCGTGTGGCGGAGACAGTAGTGGCCGCCAGTGCGACGGCTTCCGCCGCATTTGTCTCCATCCAAGCTCGTGCTGGACGATGAGTTGCCCCGTAACGTCAACAAAACCTTGAAGAATCTTGCCGTAGCAATAGAACAGCCTCGGCATATGATCCTTAGGCATCGTCTCAATCGGCTGCCACTCACTCATCCCACTCTCCTCTCGTTTCCCTAATACACGGCGGCTGCGGTTGAAAGCGGTCACTTCTCCGCGAAGTTCAGGCAGTCGGTCGGCACGGGGCGTTTTGCCTGCTGGGTGACCAGCAACTGGGTGCGGACGGTGCGCAGGATTTCGCGGGCCTGGGTCATTGCGGCCTACGAACCATGGCCTGCAGGAATCGGCTATTGCGCTCGTCGTAGCAGATACCGCCCTGAGGCTCCCAGCCTTGCGCGATGTACTGGCGCACTAGCTGAACAATGTTCTGGCCAGTCACATTCGGGTTCAGTGTGTCAGAGCATTGAAGTACGGTGTATTCCATCTTCCTATCTCGTGTTGTGGTGGGTGGTTACAGGTCTGCGATGGCGCTCATGGTGACGAAGAATAGGAATCCGCAGTTCTTGCAGGTGTAATCGCGGACTCCGCCCAGGTGCTCAGTGACATTCGAGTCTTCCGTATCGTCGTCACAGACTTTCGTGTCGTAAACAAGTCGGGCATTGTTAGGAATGGCTGTGTAGAACAGGAAATCCTTGTCCTTGCAGCTCGGGCAAATCAATTTCTCGCTTGCGTCGTGATACATCTCTCACCTCTGGTTAGTTCTTGGTGGGGCGCGATTCCCCGCATCTTTCACACTTTTCGCCGACGATTTCGTACTTCTCAACGAAGTCAGGGCCGATAGGTAGGAATGAAATCGGACACAGGAACCCGAAACCTCCTACAGGCAGCAGCATCGGCTTTCTGACAGGCTTGTCGTGCCACTTCTTTATCGGCTCCCAGCGGTGGAATCCGAAGACGCACTTCAGAGGCAATTCGTCCATCTCTCCCTTCCTAGTCTAGATGCGGATGTTGGTGGTCAGCTTTCTTTCTCGACGCGGAACAAGTGGAATCCTCGCTGCGCCATCCACGTGCGCCCGAGTCGGTCGGTGTAGCAATAGACCGCATTCCCATTGACCGCATCGGTAAACAGCAACTTCCCGCGAAACATTGGTCGGCCGCCAGTCAGTCGCCACAACCACTTCTGACGCATTAGCCAATCACTCATATCACCCTCTCCACTGTGCTCTATGGTTGAAACGCGGAACGTGCGGAAGACCGGACACGCGTCATCGAACAAACATCGGGACGGCACTCAGTAAGCGGAGTTTGGCCACTTGCTTATCCCAGTCGTTGCGGTCTCGCATGATTCGTTCGTTGCGCCTCTGCGTATCCAGGTTGCGAATCACCTGCCGCATGAGCGTTTCGCTATCTGCGCGCCCCAGGTCGAAATGAGCGGCCAACTCGTTGGTGTTACAGCCTTCCTGCACAAGCACTACCGCAATCATGATGTCGATGTTCATTTAGGCGGCTCCGGTAAAGGCATCCAATGCGTTGCACTCACGTAGTCAAAATTCCCCTTTCCGCGATAGTCAGTAACAAACGAGTTGTACTCATCGTCCCAGTATCCGACGCACTGCCCTTTCGTCCCGTATAGCAGGATGTCCGGACCGCCATATGCACCTCTGGGTGCTGTCTCAATTCCCTTCCATTCACCCATCACACCGTCTCCGCCAAGTCAAAATGAGTCTGGTCCCGCTGCAACACAAACAGCCAATAGCACTCCGCACAGTGGCCGCATAGGCAGTGAACGCCGGTTGCGTCTACTATCTCGGTTACGGATTCTTCTGGGCAGTGGGCGCAGGTCATTGGGGTGGCTCAGGAAGTGGGAGCCAGTGAGTAGGCTGCATGATTTCACACTGCCCATAGTTATCGCGAGGACCGAGCCACCGGCCTCTCCCAAATCTATCCCAGTGCGCAATTGCCACGTCTCCATACTCGGCAATCAACACGTCCGTGCCATCCTTCGGAGCCGTCTCAATCGGCTGCCACTGGCTCGGCAATACAGCTTCTTGTTCATGCACTCGCTCACTCATCCCAATCTCCTATGTGGGGTTAATGCCCGATATTCAGGCAGCTTGACGCGAAGTTAGCGCCAGATTTCGCCATGCAGTAGCGCGCCCCATCGCACCCGCAATCAGGGAAGCAGCAGAAGTCGAACTGATTTTCGGTGTTGCCGTATTCGTCAACCTCTAGCTTGCACTCAGGGCAGACGCCGCCCAGGTGGTCAAGATGCTCGTGCCTCGCGCAGTCGCCCATACATCACTCTCCTGTTGTTTCTGTTG